CATACATACTTTTCTTCAGACGGTCTAAGTGGTCTTTATCTGAACCACCAGTCAAAGCCTTAAATGCTTTCTTCATCAGACCTTCATCCAACTCTTTTTCAATCAATTTCTTGGCAAAAGGCATATCGTTTAGATGTTCTCTCATTTTCTTCTTTTTACCACGGAGAATGGCAAAATCTTGACCGTCAATTTTACCATTGTGATTAGCATCAATTTTAGTTTGATTACCTTTTAGTTCTTCTTTGACTGGTTCTTTTTCGTCTTTTTGTTTAGAACCACCATAACGTGAACCTTCTTTTTTACCAGCACCACCTGATGGTTTAGGACCAGATTTGACTTTTTCTTTGGCATCTTTAACCATATCGTCCCAACCCTCTTTAAGAAGTTCTTCTTTGACTTCTGTTGGTTGAACTGGTTGTGCAGTTTGTGTTGGTTGTTCACCAAGTACTTTGTTAACCGCATCAATCATTGATTGTGACACTTTAGATTTTGCAAACATATTGTTCTCCGTTTATTTCTTTTTCTTTTTGGTTATATCTGAAACTTTTACTTTAACATCATTTGGTGTAACTAGAGGTTCTTTATTACTACCACCGCCAAGAACGCCACCGACACCCATATCATTTGCTCCTGGGTCATCAATCGCTTCTATGACTTTTCTAAAATTTCTAAATTCTTTTTGTTCTTTATACGTTTGGTCACCTAGACCGGCTGGTAATCCAGAACGTGAACTGAATGTTGGACCAACACCTACACCTTGAGTATTTGATCCAAACATTCTTGAAAACTTCTGCGACTTTACTTTTTCCTTGTCCTTGGAGAAGTTGCTTTCTTTTGGTTTGGGGAGGACTTCGACTTTGGGGCCGTTGTCTTCGCTATAGGCTCTGAAGGTGTAACTGGAGTTGTACTTAACGTCTCCGTCTTTGACACTATCAACTTTTCCGAGTTTTCGCTGGAATTGTTGACCTGGGGCGTTTTCTTGAATATTCCTAAAATTGTTTTTAACATTTTTAATTTCCTTAAATAAAGAACCACTTCTACGATTCAGCCAATCTTCGGCTGTCTCTCCTAAAGTTTCAGAACCCAAAAATTCACTTGTTGATTCGTATACTGAATGGATATCTTCCTCTTTACTATCTAGGTCACCAGTATTATCAAAATAAATGAATGTTTTAAAGGACTCATTGAAATATTTAGTATTTTCTTGTGATTTCAACCATTTATCTTGTCTTACTGATTCTAACATCATTTTCGACAATAATGAGTTTCTTTTTTGACTGGTTTCATTATTAGTTTCAACAAAAATCATCATTGTGTCGTAACCAAGTTCTTCCAGTTCTTCTTTGATAAAAGAAATTCTTTCTCTATCGTCTGCTGGTCCATTGATGATTAAAGGACCACGATTACGAATACCTTCTCTACGGAGGTCATTAGTTTTCTCAGATAACTTCTGTTTATCATTTAAATATTCTTGTGCTTGTACAAAATTCAATTCTACAATCTTAGATTCAGCAATGGCTTCACGGATAATAATATCTTTACCAGAACCTGGACCACCCGTTACAAATATTGCTCTGAATAGACCATGATTATAAGATTCGTGTATGCCCATACCTTTGCGAGTATCATGCATCAATTCTTTTGCATGGGTGTCTGATACGTGGCCAGGAACACCTTGTTTGAATTTATGTATGTCATTGTTCTTAGCGTGTTCACGCATCTTGGTACCAGACATACCTGCTGTTCCCTCTGCGTCAGGGTCACGTTGGCCAGCAGAATGAACGTGAATCTTTTTGAAGTTATACAAAGCACCAGGATGTGTACCATTGTATTTGTTCAATTTCTCTTTTACTTCTTTTACACGGTCAGAACCAACTACCATATGAAGATGAGTTACACCTTGTTTGTGTAATTTGGCTGCGTGATGTAAAAAAGACGGATGTTCTTTGTCGGATGCAGCAAAGTTAGTACCTGGAGAGTATCTCTTTAGATGTTTAATTTTCTGTGCAGCAGATAATGGATTTTTATTCTTATCTTGTGAATGTGAAGTTACAACAGTATGGCCGGCATTATGTTTAGCAGCAACTTCTTTGACCTTATCGATTACTTTTAGGTGACCAGTTGTAGGAGGATTCATACGACCAAAGGCCATAACGTGGTGAACATCACCACTTTTATCTTCCTGTACAACTTCTAAAAAGGATTTCATGAATGTCCTAAAGTTTTCTTAAAAGCATTTAAATGTGTATCGTTATCCAAGTCAACATGACTCTTATTTAATCCTTTTGTTCCAGCAGGATGAAAAGCAACAGTTCTTGCAGTCTTGTTGCCTTTTTGTTTTTCTCTTATTCTCCATTTACCTTTACCGGAAATTCTTGGTAAACCATGACCTGTTGCATCTTTCTCACCAACACGATATGTTCCATGTCCACCAACTTGTAAAACATGAACATGATGGTCTTTTAAATAACCTTCTGCTGGATGTAAGTTTGGATGTTCAATCTCTGTTGTCTTTGCACGACCAGAAGCTGTTGTTGGTTCTTTTTCTGGATCAGGATGATGTGTATTCATATGTTTCAATATTCCAGCTTTTTCAATATGATGTGCATATTCTGGTCTTTTGGCTCTCTGTGAATCTTTGATATGCCAGCCTTTTTCTTTGGTGTGATGAATAGTTAATTGACCCATGGCAGCAGTAACACCATTTTTAGTTTCACCATTTAGTAAATGACCAGAAACTGTACCAGCATGGAAATGACTCTTTGCGTGTTTTCTTTTATGTTCAACAGCAAAATCAGTACCTGATGATGAACCAGCACCACTCATTTCTTTTGGCATTAAACCATGGTGTTTCATTCTTTCAACGAATTTGGTTTCATAATCATGTCCTTTATTAGGAGGAGCTTCGCCTGGTTTATGTAGTTTTGATGCAGGAATGACATGATGATTTCCAGTTTCATCTTCTGCGTGAACATGGATTTTATTATTAATATGTTCAACTTTATGTATTTTTACCGCAGAACCTTTTGGTAAATCGTCATGTTCAGAAGCTAAGTTGTGTGAGAATTTTCCCGACCCAACATGAGGGTCAATATATTTTTTTTGATGTTCTGCACCTATAGCACCAGAACCAGTGATTTTACCTCGACCCTCAATAATTAAAAAAGATTTAAAAGAAGTTATCATTTCCTCACCTTCAATAAGTTTTGTCTAGCAAACTCAGCACGATTTACCAATTTAGTTGGTTGATTTTCGTGGTGAACCACAAATCCTTCGGGTTTAGATTTTTTACCAGCGATATGATGTTGATAACTACCTTCATGCGTTTCTAATGAATTGACCAAGTGATTTTTGGCCTGCTGCAAATGATGATGCATAGTCAACAGATTACCATAATGTGATTTATTTTTTTCTACATGAGCAATTTGTTTGGCGCCTTCACCAGTCTTTTCAGCTTTTGCTTTTGGTGTTTTAACTTTGGCTGCTTGTTTTTCGTGGACATCTTTTAGGTGTTCTTTGAAACCCTTGACATTTGGAACTTCGCCTGTACGAACTGTCTTATTAATATAGGTAGATAAATGACCAGTCTCACCAGAATGTGATGGATGGATGGCATCATACATCTTGTGGCCGTGGGTGTCGTGGATTTCTTTGGCAGCAGCCATATGTTTTTGGAAACCATGTTCATTTGCTGCCGAATGTTTGACCTTAGATGTGTCGTGTTCTGCACCATGAATATGAACATCTGGATGTTCCTTGAAGTTTTCATGGTCAACATGAGGAGAAGCAGAAGTCATGTCAGCATTATATTTGTGATGAACTACTACACCGACTTTAGACTTCTTAATCTTTGCTGCTTCTGGACCGTGAGCGGTATATGTGATTGTGTTTGGTGTAAAAGAAACTTTGTTTTTTGCAGCTTCAAACAAATGTTCTTCTTTCAGTACCTTGGTATCAGCATGGTGCATCAAGTCACCTTGATAAACACCAGTCTTAGGTGTTACTTTTGGTAGATGTTTGAGAGCGTGTTTAAGTGATGTTACAAGGCCTGGTGCGTGACCATGGTTTCGTTCAATATCTTTTTCTGTATGATTAATCTTTGGATTCTTATTGAAGGCTGACTTAGTGGCCACAAAAAACTTACCAGTCTTTGGGTGATGGCCAAATACAATAGATGGAGAACCATCATACTTCATAGTCAGATTACTAGTTTTGGCACCAGCCGTCATGTGAGCATGAGCCTTCATTAAAGCAGCATGAGCGTGCTCAAAACCAGCATGACCGTGCATTAACGGTCTATCTTCCGCATGATGGATGTGTTTGAGTTCGCCGCCTTCGGCTTCTTCTTTTAGGAAAGATTGAAATGTCAACATTAATTTTGTCCTCAGATATGCAACACACTTTGGTTGCCGGTTAGTTATTTATATAACATTTAACCTATTCCACCGAAACTTCAAAAAGATTCGGTTAGATACATAGCGCCAACATTGTTGGCTTTTGGACTATAGTTCTCTCAAATCCAACCACTTGTCATTCTGATTGTTCCTATGTACGAGAATTCTTTTACGAATTTCATCGAAAAAGTTCCAAGCCAATGGTATAAATAGTATTTTGTCGGATTCGGTAAAAGATTTCAATACATCTGAGCCGACTATACTAATAGAGGAACCTGGAGTATAGAGCCCCTGTTTCAATGGATTATCGTCAATAATCATATCCATTGCCACTTTAGAGAAATTCAATAGTGTGTTACCTTTGGCTGGTGCACCATAACCAATAATCTTATATCCTTGGTCTCTACAATAGTCAACAAACGTGCTGAACGAACTAACCATGTTCAAACATTTACTTTCATATTGCCAATAAGTCTTTGTTTTGTACAAACCAGCAACTGCTTCCATATCAATTAGATTATTAACAGTAGCTTCGGCAGTTTTATCTGCACTAATAATAAATACATAACTTATACCGTGGATGGGTGTTTTCACCACATCAATCAGGTTCAACCCTGCTCTTCTACACAATAACTTCATCGAATGAATGTTATAGAATGAAATGTGTTCGTGGTAGATTGTATCAAATTCATTATTCAAAATCATATCCGCTTGAGATGTTTGAATAAAAATTAATCCCGAATGTTCTAAATTCTTTTTACAGTTCTTTAAAAACTCAACTGGATTGGGATTATGAGCAAAAGCATTCTGACAAACAATGATATCGGCTTTATTTGAATAAGTCTCGTCAAAATATCCACACACAACTTCATGGTTGGCAGAAGATAATCTATGTAAATTCTCAGCTGGGTCAACACCATATGTTTTAATACCACGGGCTTTGAATTTATTCAACTGTGAACCGTCATTACAACCAATATCCAATACTGTGAATGGTGTGATTCTACCATACTTCTCAAGGCAGAAATCAGCAAACCAATCCATATATTCAACATAGGTACTGGTAGTTCCACTCACATACAGGTAGTTTTTATAGATTAGGTCTGGATTAACAGCGTGAGTCAACTGTACATGATAACAATTTTCACACCTTTGAATTTTTAATGGGTATGAATCTTCGTGGTCATCTTTATTCTTTTTGTAAGAATTAGCCAACGGCTGGTCATTTAAGTCAAGTACCGGAACTAATTGGTCCGAATCACAAGCCAAACATCTTTTAATTTCAGTTAAGTCCATTATCTACCCTCATAAAAATTTTTATAATTGTGAACCATGTCGTAATGGTTCTTCATTTCATTTAAATCCAGATTTGGATTCTCTGGAAAAATATTGTGTAATCTTGGATTCACACTATATTTAGCACCACACAGGAAGAAGTATACTTGTAGGAAACAATCATTCCATCCTAGTTGTGGTTGATTCTGGTGTAATCTATCAAAATCTTTATCTAAGAATTCAACAACTTTATAAAAGTTCTGTATGAATGTAGAAGTTTTCATAATTGTACCAGCACCAGCACCGTATTGTGTTCTGTCTGGTTTGACACCAGAGATTCTTTCACACACATCTAATACTTCCTGATTAATATAATTACCTACAGTAATATCATAGGATGAAATTTCCCAACTTTCATCAAATTGAATTTCATTCAAACAAATAACATCGTCTTCGGATATCATAAAATGTGTGGTACCCATACATATGGCAGCCATCATCATCCGTTTGAGAAAATTATACACACGTAATTTATCAAATCCCCAATGAGGAGAAGGATAACCTAAGTCAAAATCTGCATGAAGATAATTTACATTATACTTTTTACAGATATCATATTGTGAACCACCAGAGGCATCACAAGCCAGAAAATAAGGAATACTTGGATTGTATTTACGGAAAGAAGCAATTGATGCCTCTAGTCCAGATTTATTATCTTTATTCCAATGATAAATTCCTAATGAAGCCATTAGTTTCCGCCTTTGATTATTTGATTCATTTGATTTATAATGTCCATAGTAGGTTCTTGTTGCAACAATGGCAAAATTTTATTAATCATCTCATCAGGTAAATCCCACCATTTCATCTCTAAAAAAGCATCAATGATTTCTTTATCGAAACGGAATTTTATTAATTTTGCTGGATTACCACCATATATTGCATAAGGTTCAATATCTTTAAATACATGAGAGTTTGTGGCAACAACTGCACCATGACCAACAGTAACACCAGACATGACAGTAACGGATTCACCAAACCAAACATCAGAACCAATGTTGATATCTCCTTTAGTTTGGACCTTTGGTGGAATTGCAATATTGTTGAATATTTCGTTTCTTGGTCCTAAATTACCAAATGCATAATTTGTACAAGCTTTAGGATTATGTGCAACACCTTCAGACGGAAAAAATCTACAACCAAGACCTATTCCAGTAAAAGAACCAATGTGAACAGAAGGTCTTGTTGGGTCAGCATACGAAATAAATTCTCTTACCGTTGTTGTATAACCATCGGTACCATATGTATGTTTGCCTACAGATTTAATCATTTCAACCACCTTTTATTTTCTAGTGTCCATAATGTCATTTCTTTAATTCGTTCACTCAGTTTGATTTTAGGTTCCCAACCAAGTGACTTCAATAGACCACCATCTAATGCATATCTCAAATCATGTCCAGGTCTACTGCCGTGGAAGTCGACCATTTCATAATTGAGTTCTTTGCCTTGTGCTTCAGCAATCATTTGTGCCAATGATAGATTATCAATTTCTTCTGTACCAACCAAATTGAATTTTGGACAATGAGCCCAACCATAATCACCAGTATGTTTATAATTTTTAGGTAATTTATTGAGAATGAACATTAGACCTTCGGCTACATCTTTAGCGTGGATGTACATTCTTGTTCCAGCTTCTGTACAATCTGGATTGGCATGAATATAAACTTTTTCGCCATCACGAGCACGCTGAATACACATAGGAATAAACTTCTCTGGATGCTGACGTTCACCAAATACATTCATCGTATGTGTTACAACGATAGGCATTTTATAGGTATTTTCATAGGCAACACAGAATTCTTCTGCTGCAGCCTTGGATGCTGAATATGGATTTGTAGAATTATATCTGTCGTATTCTTTATATGAAACACCAGGAGGTGCGACACCAAAGATTTCATCTGTGGAGAAATATACGAATCGTTCCAGATTAGGCAAATGTTTACGAGCATAGTCAAGCATATTAACTGTACCAACAGTATTGTCTTGTACAAACTCTAATGGAAATTCAATACTACGGTCTACGTGGCTACCAGCAGCCAAGTGTAAGACGATATCGACAGGACCTATGTCCTTGACAATCATTTCATTTAGTTCTGCTTTGAGGTCATGGAATACAATACGCAATCGTTTAGACACAACCTTCATATCATGGTCTTGTAACATATCATGTAATCGATTTAGATTACCAGAAATATCTAATCTATCTAAACAGATAATATTCCAATCTGTCTCTTTAAGCATCTTATCAATCACATGGTGAGCAATAAAGCCAGCACCACCTGTAATCAAAACATTTTTACTCATAATTAACTCCTACCAAGTTGTGCTTTCAAAATCTAACCAATATGTATTTAATTTACCCTTACCTTGTGTCAGATAAAATGGCAAAGTGTGGACAAGACCACGACTAGAGTTATAGTATATCAGTTCTTCTGGTCCCCTGTCAAGAGCCCATGCAAAGTGGCTAGTACCAGTATCACCACCAATAAAAATTTCTGCTTCTTGGATGTGGTGAATATTGTCCATGAAATCATGTGAATACTTCCATTTTCTGTAATTAGGTCTATTGTGTCTATCTTTTATACAGATAATTTTTTCATAATCATCATACTGCTCTGTACTATACTTATCAATAATATCTTCAAACAGAATATTTGGCCAATTACGATATACATTATAGGGAGCATCAAATAGTGGAAATACAACAATCTTTTTTTTCATTTCCACTTTGTTTGGTATTTTAACCAAGTCACCAGATATATCTCTAAAGTCCCATAAGTTAACTCTACGCCAAGGTAAAGTTTCTCGGCCAGGAAGAATTGTAAAATAGTCTGTTGCGTTTAACAGAAACTGGTAGAAGTCTTGACAATATTTTTCCGAATTGATTCCTGGCCATTCTTGTATAATATTGAATTTGATTGTTGGGTCTTTTCTAATTTTCCTTAGATACTCTACAACGTTAGCGACACCAATCATGTCACCATTACGTAATGCACCACCAAAAGTTCCAGGTTTAATATCAATAATTGTAGTCATATAATTTGTTTCCGCCATCCATAGAAGAAAAGTGAACAGGTGAACCTAAAGGTATTTCCATCATTTCTTCATATGTTGAATATTTTTGAATTTCGTGGGTCAATCCTTTATCTCTGATAGAATTGAACCACATTCTTTCTATAGCTTGTACGGGAAGATAATCGATTCGGTGAATTTCATCCATTGAAAGTGTATCTTTAACGAATTGCATATCAGCAAAAAAGAATAATGTACCAACGCCATAATCATCTTGTAGTGTTATAAGTTTTTTATCTGACGTTTCGAACTTCTTAATCAGTTTTCCATAATCAATGTCTGGTCGTTGGTCATAACACAATTTTAAAACATTCTTAAAACCACGAGCACGCAATAAGTCTAACCCATTATGAATAGAGGTCATCTCAGCAATACTGTAACTTGGTCTTTTTGGAACACCATTAATTTGCCAACAGTTGTCGGAATCGTAAATGGATAGATGACAACTATTTTGAGTTTCTTCATCCAAAATAGAGTGTGAAGCCAAACAAACATAATAACCAGTCTCTTTTAATTTCTTCATAAGAGTTCTAAGCATTCTAAGTTTCTTTTGTACAATAGTATAATCGCCACAACTATAATGTTCAGGATCATTACCGCCTGTATATGAGACAACCAATATTGCTGTATCTTTTGATACTATATTCATTTCATTAATCCTTTCAAATCATTCGCATGAACTAAACGACCTTTACGATTCAGGTAGAAATGTTTCTCAAATACCTTATCAATATTCTTGCCGTTGTCCCACGACACATCATTACCAACTCTAAATTCTGGATTCCAATCTTCTGCTTTCCAGACACAAAACAATTCTTTATTCAATAAGTCAGCCATCATACCAACACCCGTAAAGTTGGTGATAAATGGTTTCTTTAGATTCTTAATGATGTAGGCATTTGTCAACATATCATTGTTGAAATCAATAAACTCACAATTACTTAAGTGTGATAGAATGTGTGTCTTTCTACGTGTATCAATTTCACCGACAGCCCATCGGTCACCAACATAATACTTATCTTTAACTTCAATATTGTATTCTGGTGTCTTAATGATAAACTCATCATCTACATCAAACATCAATCCAAAGTTATCTTTCATAAAGTTTTCATAACGACAAGTTTCAATTGGTCTATCTGGATTGTTCTTATCCTCTCTGATAGGCCAAGAACTCATTTGCATGATATCACCATACATAAAGACTTCATCATCAAACATAACATCCGTGAATAGGTCCTGATACATTAGAAACTCTGTAAGTCCTTTAAACTTTCTCATTTCTTTTTTGATTGTCAAAGAATACTTACCATATTCTCTACTAATGCCGGACATGACAGGCAGTCCATTCAAAAAGTCGCCAAGATTGGCAGTTCCATTAAGATAAATTCTCATTATATTTCCTAAAAGCAATAAACCAATCGTTAGGTGAGATTGGATGTAGTTCAAATTTTTCTGGTTCAATTAATGAAGATAACAATAATAGTGTCTGGTCATCATCAATTAAATCTTTAGATATTAGTTCGTTAAAACTTTCATTCATCAATCTTTCCAATTCTGGCCACATTTTCTTACTAGATACGATACATGGTCCAGTAATGTGTACATCATTATTAGATATGATACTAGTTATTGAAGTATCGGAATTAAATTCTTTGATATTGAAGAAATGAATTTTATCTTTGTTGAAAGGATATTTCCAAACGGTGGCACCACCTAATGTAGATGGTTCACGGCAATATCCAAAATCCAACCATGCAACCAAATCAGTTTCAACTATACCAGCACCAATTGCATGATTAACAAAGTGTGATTTAAGAAAGTTAACAAGTACATAATCTGCCGACCAATATTCTGGATTCTTAACTTGATTCGGATTAATCTTTGCTAAAAATTCTGGATTGTTTTGTACCTTCTTAATCTTTTCTCTATAATCACCAAATTCTTCTTCAAAGTCTATCGTAATAATAACAGTCTTGTCAATCTTATCTTTTCTTATTTGCCAAACTTTTTCAGTTAAATCTTCAGAGGTATAAACAACTATAGTATTATCCAAACTTGCCATGTTGGCAAATCTTTCAAAGTATGTATCATTAGTTCTCTGTAAATAGTGAGGCAATCCTTTTTCAGGAGTCCACTCACCACGACCTATATCAAAGAAGGCCGTTACAATTGTTATCTCATTCATTATTTGATCCAATACCAAACATCATTATTGGTACGTAAAACAGTTTTGCCAATCTTTGCAGCAAACTCATTAACTGCTCGATTTACACCAGGAATAGTTTCATAATCATGACCAGAGAATATACCACCAGTTTTTACTTTTGAATAATAGTTCTCACAGTCCCATGAAACTTGTTCGTAAGTGTGTAGACCATCAATAAAAATCAAATCAAATTGGTCATCTTGGAAATGAAAGAGTGCATCGTTTGATGTATATCGATATTGTTTATATCTTTCACCATAACCAGAAAATCTAGCTAAAACGGATTCATACATCTGTTGTCTATTAGTAACAACATTACCACCCCAATCTGTAAATTCAATATACGGGTCTATGCAATGTATTTCTAATTTAGGATTAGATTCCAGTAAAAATTGTGTTGTTTCTCCGGAATCACAACCAATTTCCAATACGACCGGCTTACTTAAAAGACTAACGAATTCTCCTAAACCACGACCAGATGGCTCATGGATTGGAACATAACCTGATATTGCTGGTTGTAACATTTTATTTCCTTTAAACTCTATATGTGAAAAATTGTGATGGATCGTCCTGTTTGAATTTCTTCTGTACGAATTCTCTCCATTCTGGTACACGGTCATACTGGTGTACAATACAGAAAGGTTGATTCAATGAATTGTAAACAATACCATCATAGAATACAGGTTCTAGGTCTGTTAGATTTGGTCTGAAACCATCAATCTTGGTTGGGTCAGCAACTGTTCCAGCCTGTACAGCCCAAGCCTCATGTTGTTTGGTATAATGAATAACATTCTTATATGGTTGTGTTTGAATCAACACATTATAGACCGCCTGGTCAACGATAGGAATAGGCCTGTTGATTGCATTAGTAAAGATATTGAACACCAAATCTTTAACATATTCAGATGAACCAGCGAGTACACCTACGTTATAGATTTCATTATCTTTGAATTTGCTGTAGATGTAACCACCATAAGTTTCCATTAAGTTTTGGTTACCCCACGATTCATGTTTATAACAGATAGATTCTGAACCTGCCACAAGCTGTTTCATATCTTTAACACCAATATTGTGGTAGTCTAACCACTCAAATGGGTCTTTCTGGAAATAAACATCTTTCACATCTGTTGTAATAACATAATTAAACTTCTTCCAATTTTTGGAAAGATAGTCATAGATGGAAAGAAATCTTAGAACGTGAATGGGAATATTATTGGCCTCTGGCATATCGACCAATTCAAATCCCTTATTTGTTAAGATTGATTTTGTTTCATCTGTTGCATTACCAACACACATAACTCTATGTGCATCCGGCATCACTTCACAGATTGATTCAACCCAAGGTTTAAGTTGATTATAATTGTAGTTGGTGAATCCACCAATAATTAGATTTTGCATATTAATAACCTGACCTCACTTTAATTAATTTCATAACATCTTCATCACTCTCTTGTTCTTTTCTCGGAACAAATAATGCTTTCTGTCTCTTATTACTTATATCTTCTGTTGGAATCAAATAATAGAAAGCAAGACTTTTTCTATACTGTCCTTCTGGTGCAAATATACCTTCTGTAACACCATGCCAAGAATTTTGTGTGGTATCAAATAGAACGGCTCTATTGAACAAAGGAGGTATAGATTTAATTAAATCTTTTGCTCGATTCTTTTCTTCATCATGTGACCAAAAACTCAAATTTCCACCCCAAGATTCTTGCCAATTTGGATTCAAATATACAATCAGATTTAATTTACGTTTCATATCCATCTTTGGATGAATATCATAATCTAGATGTGTATTCAAATAATCACCAGTCTGGTGCATATGAATACCACCACCATGTAATCCAAAATCAGCCACTAATTCATTTTGCCATGTTAATTGTTTTAGATTGAGTGTGAATTCGTTGCCAACTAGGTAAGATGCAGCTTTGTAAATATTTTTTGGAAACTTAGCCCAATTTTGTGTTGCTCTTTTCTTTTCAATAGCATTATCATATCTCATATCTGTGTCCGATTCATATTCAGGCATATCAGCAAATATGTTTCGTGCAAACGAATCGACAAAAAAATTATCGATTATAATATGATTAAATGGTTTCGCTTCGAAAAATGATTCACTCAAATCAAACCAATTACGGTCATTAATTATTTTCTCCATGGAAAAGATCCGTTGTTGTATCTTTCATACATAATTTTATTACCATAATTGAAGAATTCTGGTTTAACCGAACCTTCATTACCAGCAACACGATAATTTACAGTATATTGACCTGTACAATTATAGTCAGAGAATGCTTGGGACAATACATTGAACCAAACTCTATCTTGTCCCCAACCGCCATGCCATACAGACGCTAATTTTATCGCATGGTCAGTCCTAAGGCAATAGCAATTAGTATCTATGTGATTATAATCACCAGAAAATACTGGCCATTTACCTAAAGATTCACAATTGTCTTGGCATAGAAAGTTACCATCTTTGTCTGTTATGTTACGTAATGAATAGGACCAATCTAGGCTATTCTCCTCAATAGTTTCAATACAAGATTGTACATGGTTTGGTTCTAACCAACAATCTTGGTCTAGATATAGAACATACTCGGTATCAATTAGATGTGTGAAAGCGGCATAGACACGGTGGCCATAAAATCCATTGGCACCAACATTCAAAGGCAAATAACATTTTTCTATATGTTTGGCAGGAAAATCATCAACAATCATTCTTGTTCTCGAATGATTTTTTAAACCATCCGATACAACATAACAAGTTGTTGGGTATGTTTGTTTCAGTACAGAATCAATAGCTTTACGTAACTCTGGAGAACCAGTAGTTGGTATAATCACGGTAGCAGACATTACCACTCCCAAAATAACTGATAACCATTTTGTTTTATTGGTCGACCAGATTTATTCATATAATCAAAAATAAATTGGCCTTTGCCTGCTAATACAGGTTGGCCATCTTTATACTCTACCCAATTATCATCAACACCAATTAGTGTACCTTTCTTCAATGAAGGACTAATTGTTAACAATTCATACATATGATGTAAAGCACTCATGTATACAACCTGAGGTTCATCTCTTGGTGCATCAAAACTATCCAGATATAGAAAATCAATTTTCTTATTCTGCTCTAATAGAATTTCATTTAGTTGTTTTAGTTTTGTAATGCTGTCACCTAAAGTAACAGAACTATTGCTACTTGTCATTCTGCTTCTAGAATACTCTACCGATTCTTCAGCAAGGTCTACTGTCCAAAAAGTTCCACCGTATTCATTAATATATTTGTCAAATAGTAAACTACTCTGTCCATCACCTTCATAATTATCTAATTGTCTGGCACAACCAGTTTCTACTATTAGTGGGTCTTGTTTGAGTTTTAAATATTTAAAAATATAATCAAATCCAGGCTGTCTGTGTCCTAGCCTGTTTCTCACATCATCATAAAATTTCATAATTAATTTCCTCTGGTTAGTTTCAATATCTTTTCTATTTGTTTATCTATAGCAGGTCTACGATTAGGCCAATATATATATTCTTTATCTCCAGTGTCACGGAGTTTTTCCAAGAACGGAAGAATCATCTTCTCTAATTCCAATAGTTGAGCTTGATAATTACTAGCAGTTAATGAAGATGCATCATATTCAGCATCTTTGACTGCTTTACTTATTCTCGCTTCATAATCTGTTGCTGATATGGCAGAGAAACCAAAATCATCATCTAGTTGGATTGTCATATCAATAAATCTTTCCAAAAGGACCAAAACCTGGTCCACGTTTTTCTGCTAAGAAAAATAGGTCTGTAACAAACTTTTCCATTTCAACTTCACCTAAGTCAATTAAATTGTATAAAAAATTTAATTGCATCAATTTAGAATTAGCCGTACCATAATTTTCTTTGTCCATTAATAATGTTGTCATAGTTTTGACAAATTCTTCTTCTGAATTAATATTTGTTTTAACTTTATTTTTAATCTTATTAAAGATACCACACCATTCTTTTTCTTGTGTATTGAATTCTAACATAGTAGTTGGATAATTTTTCCATTCATTGTCAAAATTCATATGTTTGTGTCTTTGTGCAGCATTCTCTACGAGGTCAACCGGAGCTTTACCAATTTGAGCGGCTGCACCAGGTTCTTGAAATTCAAATATCTGGTTGCCTGGTCTATATGTTCTACCAGATGTTCTTATAGTTAGTGTATAATTTAATTTTTCTTTTGTGTATTCAACAATAAAATATATTTTAGAATCATTAGCTTTAATTGTTCCGTTTGGTAACAATTTTAAATCACATCGAATCTCATTGACTTTAAAAGTAGGATGTTTACCTGATGAGAATAACACACCTTCTTTAACATTAACTTCTTGATATCTAGCGTCTGCAACTTTTAAAGAAACTTTCTTTAAAGAAATACCAACAACTTTTCTTTCTTTAAAGAGTGTTCTAAGTTCCGAATTCAATACTTCAATATTTAATGATTCATTAATTGCATTTGTTATTTGTTTTTTAACTTCTGCTTCATTTTGAACACACCATACGTCAGCAGGATCCCATGCATCTTTTTTAGCAATATGATATTTTTGATTAACTAATTTTGATACCCAATCCATGAATCCACCTTCAACACTAAATTCTTTAAATTTAGCATTTGAGAATTCTTTTAAGAAACGTTGTTGTTGTTTTAGAAAAGTTTCTAACCATTCTCTGTCTTTATCAACAAAAGGATATATTCCTTTTTTTGTTTTATTACCAATAATTTCTTCTTTGAACTTATCATCATTAATTAATTCATCAACATTTTTATAGTGTATGTTATCATTCAAAGCACGGCGAAAAATCCAAGCAGAAGTTAATTCTTGCATCCTGGTTAATTGACTTGCACTTGGCTTTGCTAAAGTTAACATTTTTCACCTTATAATTTCTATGTGTTTTCCTGAAGTCCAAACTTCTAGTTCGGTACGTAATCTACCCTCAGCTTTGAGAGTTTCGTATCTATTTATAGCTTTATTTTTCCACCACGTAACGATATTTTCAAGTTCATGTTTATGATAATTTTCTCCAGGTAAAAGTGTATCGGTCTTACAACCCATATAATCTACCATATTACTATAACCATAATCGGAAACATAATATCTTTTCTTTTCTGTCAACCCTTTAGCGTTCTCAATCGTTAAATGGAATGCCTCTCCTTCAGGTGTACCTTTAAGTGCTGCTTTAGTCAAAGCAATAATCTTGGTAAATGTCCTGAGTTTTCTACTGGTGGTAGATTCATCACCACCCAACAAATCACCAACCTTACCTTCCACGTAATCTTTTAATTCAGTATATCTCGGACCATGCATCATTGGTACCATATCAGATTCTGTAAGACCTTTAAAACGAATATAAGGTTTCATACCATCATATTGTGATACTTGTTTAGTTGAACCATACAAACTGGTAGTCTCAAACAAACAAAGGTTCATACCATATTTCTTATTACAGATTTCTCTTACTGTATGACTGGTACAAATAGCAGATAGAAGTTTACCACCAAGATAATTAAAACCAAATGGTTGTGATGGTACGATTACAAATCCCATGATAGTGGACTCATTGAATCGTTTGGATGTGTCAGGATTTTGAATCCAGACCTGTCCAAGCATCTCATTACGAGGTTTCATATAGATTACTGGTGAACCCAAACGAATGAATCCTAGAATCTTTCCTGAGTTCTTTTCTTTGACTGCCAGTTGGATGTTTCTTCCAACTGGTGCCTTGTTGACATGGGAACTGGTGATGGCAAGCAATGTTTCCCATGTATCATTTGGTATCTCACACACTTCAATATCCATATCATTTGGATGCATGGAGAAATCTGAAAATAAATCATCTTCAGGTGGAAATAAAGAAGAAGGAAGTTCAGCCACAGACTTCAACTTCTCATCTCTCATGTACTGTTCAATATCACCAAAGTTGGCAAAGTAATCATTAAATGCTTTGGCACAATACAAAGCATCCGTTCTTTCTAAAATCATACTTTAAATCCTTCAAATTTCTTCTTGGGTATTTCACGGTTACCGAATGTGTTTAATGGTTTATCATGACCAGCATCAGTAAGTCCTTGTTGAGCCGATTGTTCAATATCAAATAGTTTCATCTTAGCACGGTCTATACCAACTGTAAATCTCTTATAATATGTTGGGTCATTATAACGATTTTTTAATTGTTTCACCATAATTTGTCCGAGTTCTTCTAGTTCTTCAGACGAAATCAAAGCAAACATCAAATCGGCGGTAGCAGGCAACCCGAACGATTCACTTGTGTCTTCCAAACCCGGATCAGACGAAGTGAATCCGCTGCGGGTAGTTTGAGTCGCAGATACAATAGGAACATTATGTTCAACCGCAAGACCCCTAAGTTCTTCTGCAATGGACTTAACGTAAGTGTAAGAGTTAATATTCGCACCAGCCTTAATGCGAGAAGAACAGCAGATATTAAGATAATCCACGAAGATAATATCAGGAACGAAAGACCTTTTGAGATTAAGTTCATTGAGTAAAGTCCTAAAGTGAGTTGTAGAGGCTGAAGCTGTTGGATATTCTTTGATGATTAATTTACCAGTTGTCTTTTCACGGACTCTGGCAACCTTCTTATCATACATATCTTTCGGCAATTCAATCAAATCATCCAATGTAACATTAAGGAGATTTGCATCAATACGTTCTGCAATTTTTTCTTCAGCCATTTCAAGTGTGATATACAAGACATTCTTACCTTGGACCATAGCGCCAGCGGCAACGTGACACATAAAAAGAGACTTACCCACACCAGTGCCAGCAAGAGCAATATTAAGGGTCTTAGCAGGTAATCCGCCTTTTGTAATCTTGTTAAAGTATTCCAAGTCAAAGGGGATTCTTTCTTCTTTTCTGTGATAGAATTCGTATCGTTCATCAGAGTTCTCCAAATAATCGTGGCCAACTGTCGTATCAAAACTTACCGCCAAGGCGTCCGATAATATCTTGGGAATCGCACCTTTCTCATTCTGCTTGTCTTTTCCGTCAAGTATAGAAATGGACCCCAATACTGCGTTGTATATGGCTTTTTCTTGGCAAAACTTTTCTGTCTTGTCAATAAGCCATTGTATCTCGGTACTTGTTTCCTTATTAGATTCAATCTCTTTGAGATAAGTTTGGCACTTTTCCACTTCGTCATCTGTAAGAGAATTCCTCTCTTTGATGGCAATACCGATTGCTTCAATCGCCGGTGTAGTATTGTAAGTTTCTGTGAATGATGTAATTTCATTAAATAATGTTTTTTCAGTTCTGTCTGAGAAATATTCTGGTTTTAAAAATGGTAATACTTTCCTTAAATATTCTTCATTATAGACCAAATTCTTTAGTATCGCTTGTTCCAGTTTCATCAATCACTTCCTGTTCAATATTAGATGACATTATTTCCACTAATAAGTCACCGATGTAGTTTTTAAAGTCACCATCTTTTTCCAATTTGGCTGGCTTCATAACTGGTGATTCTAACACATCATAAGCAAAAAGTAAATAGACCTGTTCATCTTCTTCCTTAAATTTTACTTTACCATATTTGAATACGGTACTTTTATAAGGTCCTTCCAAGAACTTAATATGTACCGAGGTGCCATCATCTTTCGGATAGATGAAACAATAATCTAAGCCTTCAATCATTCCATTTCTCCGTTTGTTCAAAAGATTGTTCTTGTTTTGTTTTTTGTCCAGTTACTTTACGTGGTGAAGAGCATATAGGACAATTCGGATGGCCACAATCTAAGGCATGGTGTTTAGCCAACTTATGTGGTTCTTTTACTTCCATGCCATGTGACTTGGCAATTTTTACTTGTTTAGTAATTGCCGATTCTTCTTGGTGAAGCCTCTTGCTGTGCTTGACCTTATCATCTTCATGGCTCATCACTTTACTCCGTTGGTTGTTTCCAAATCAAATGTTTCATCTATATCACTAGACATAATATCGCCTGAAGCAACACGGTACTTGTCTTCAATAAATTTCTGAAATGTTTTATCTTTTAGAATAGGCAACCAAAACTCTTTACTGTCTGTATCTTTAATGCGATACTTCTTATCTTCTATAGCCCCTGTCTCGCTGTCAACTTTGCTGTACCATCCATTCGTTGGTTTGACCACGTGCTTGGACTCAAGTGCAAGGTCAAGTAAACCAGACCACTTAGAAATACCACCATCAAAAGAAACAGTAACAGGGATTTTCGATTTTTCTTTGACATATCTAGATTTCTCCACGTTGATTATGAAATTGTAACCTACAACTTCTGTGCCTTCTTTTTCTTGCTGACGGCCAATAATAAATATGTTATCAGCAGAGTAATAAGAACCTGTACCACCACCCACGATTGCTTTAGGGAACATACCAATTTCCATATATGTATGATTGACAACAATCATTGGAATATCTTTTAGTGATAGATGTGGTGTTACCATACGGAACAAACTCTTAACTTGTTTTGCACGGCTCATATCAGCAACTGATTTACCATCAAGTGCATCATCAACCTCTTTCTTACTGGCCAAGTTACCAATCGAATCAATAACGATAATTAATTTATCACCACGTTCAAGATTGGACAACTGTGACATTATGTCGAACTTGAGTTGTTCAATATCAGTAAGGGGAGTGTGTAGTACACGTTCAGTATCAATCCCGAAACTATCAAAATAAGACTGTGGGGTTCCGAATTCAGAATCATAAAACAAAAGTGCAGCATCAGGATATTTGTCCAAATAAGATTTGGCCATCAATAGAGAAAATGCTGTCTTAAAATGCTTGGATGGACCAGCCCACATTGTAAGACCTGGAGTTAGACCACCATCTAACTTACCAGAAAGTGCCACATTAATAATTGGCACTGCGGTTTGAATCATATCTTTATTCGTAAAGAATTTAGACTTTGAAAGAATAGCTGAATCTTTAATCGAACTATTCTTTTTAATTTTATCAAGTATACTCATTTATTATCCTTCTCTTTAAATGCAAATGGTTCATTATAATCATACTTAGGTTCTAATTTTTTAGCAGGAGGAATTTCTATTTCCTCATGGTGTTCTGCGTGTATACCAGGTATTAATTCTTCTCTCCTAATTTGTATTCCTGGAGATTGTTCTAATGGAGGAATTGTTTCACCCGTAATATCATCAATAACAATAGGTTGTGGTTCTTCTATCTTTGTAATATTCTCAGCAGCAACTTCTACTGTATCTTCTTTTGTCTTCCATTTAGCCATATGTTGTTTGAATTCTTCAGTCAACTGCGGACCAGTATCTTCTTCAACGACAACTTCAGGTACAACAACTTTCACTTCTTGTGTTTCCACAACAGGTTCAACAACCGGTAATGGTTCTTGTTTAACTTCAACGACCATATCTT